GGCCCTGCAGTACCTTGCCGAGAGCATGAGCCGCCCGAAGGCTGTGGTGCGTGATGAGTCTGGCCGCGTGGTAGGGGTGCAGTAATGGGTAGCGTAACTCTCCCCGGAACAGGCGCGAAGGTCTTCACTGACCTGGTCGGCGATGAGCAGGTTCAGATTGTCAAGCTGGACATCGGCGGCACAGGCGTCTCCAGCCCTGTTACCTCTGCCAACCCCATACCTGTGTCGCTTGGCACGCTGGCTAAGGCCACCGACACGCCATTTTCCAACGGCGACCCGGGTGTTTTGCTCCTGGCAAAGCGCCGGGATAGTGATTCGACAAGCGTCTCGGCAGATGGTGACTACACCACGCTGAACATGGACGAGGCCGGGCGCCTGAAGGTGTCCACCCAGCCGGGCACAACCGCGGCCGTGACGGCGAACATCACCGCCAACGCCCAAACCGTGCCGATCAAGGTGGAGCGCGCCAGCAATCTGACCATCAGCATGGTGGCGACCACGCTCTCGGGCCACAACGCCACGTTTGAGTACAGCAACAACAGTACGAACGGCACAGATGGCAACTGGTATGGCGTCCAGGTGGTGCGCTCCAATGCCAACACGGTGGAAACCACTACCGGCGCGCTGGCGGCGACCCCGGTTTATGGCTGGGAAGCATCGGTCAACGCATACAAGTGGTTCCGCGTGCGGGCCACGGCGCACACATCGGGCACGGCGGCATACATCCTTCAGCCTGGCTCCTATGCGACAGAACCCATCCCTGCCATCCAGGTCACTGGCACGCAGCCCGTCTCCGGCACGGTAACGGTTAACCCGGTAGTTCCAGCGACCCCATATTTCCTGAACAGCGCCGCGACAACCAACGGCGCGCTGATCCTGACCGGCACGAGCAATGTGTCGAGCTTCTACGCGACGAACGAGGGCGCGACCGCTGCCTACATCAAGCTCTACAACAAGGCGACGGCGCCGACTGTTGGCACTGATGTGCCAGAGATGACCATCCCCGTTCCGGCGGCGGTGAGTGGTGTGCCCGGCGTAGCAACGATCCCTATTGGGTTCCACGGCTTTCGCTTCGCCTTGGGCCTTGGCATCGCCATCACCCGCAATGCGGTGCACACGGACACGACAGCGATTGGCGCGGGTGAGGTGAAGGTCAAGCTCTCGCGGACGGTCTAAATGCTGCTCCTCCTGTTTGCACAGTCTGGCGACACACCGCCAGTAGAGCAAAGCGGTGGGGCGGGCTTCGAGATGGGCGCGCAGATCGTCTATCGCAAGCCGTATCTGCAGCAGGTTCTTGAAGCAAGAGCCGAACGATTCAAGCCCAAGGGCCGCAGGGCCAAGAAGCGGGTCAAGGTCATCGAAGTAGAGGCCGCGCAAGCAGTGCTGGCGGGGGAAGGCGAGCAGAAGCTCAAAACGCTGATGCGCCAATGGCAAGCCCAGGCGCCAGAGATGCCCAAGGCGGAAACGGTTGATGTTTACCAGCTCTTCATGGCGCAGGTGGCCTTCTGGGTGCGCAAGGCCCAGGAAGAGCAGCAACAAGACGAAGAGGACGCGCTGATCGCGCTGCTGACATGACCAATCAACAGATAGCCCAAAAGGGTTTCGAAGCATCGCAAGTGCTGGACAACCCTGCGTACAAAGCAGCAATGGAAGCCCTTCGCGCTGAGGTGATCGACGCCTGGAAGAAGTGCCCGGTGCGCGACAAAGAGGGTCAGGTGCTTTTGCTGCAACTGGCAAAGCTCACCGACAAGTTCGAAGCCATCCTTGCGGGGATGGTGGAGGGCGGGAAGTTCGCACAACGCCAATTGGAGCTGGACGACATGAGAAACGAAAGCGCAGGGCGAAAGCTCATGCGCCGCGTTTTGTAAGACAAGCCACCTTGTCTTTTTGGGGCAACCGCAGTGATTGCGACCCCGTAGCCCTTCCGGTGGCTTTGGAAGGGTTCAGAGCGAAAGCAAACCATGAGCGGACAAGCTGATTCAGCACCCGGCAATCTCGACGATCTCGCGTCGTTTCTTGAGGACAAGCCGCTAGAGGCATCCGACGAACAGGAAGACGACGCAACACCTCAGGAGGACTCGCAAGAGGAACCCGACGAGGCGGAAAGCGCAGTTGATGAATCCGAAGCAGAAGCGACGGAGGAAGAAGCCGAAGATCAACCAAGCGCGACGTTCAAAGTCACCGTCAAGGGCGAAGACGGCGCTGATCAAACACTCGATGTTGATCAAAAAGAGCTGATTGCAGGCTATCAGCGCCAGCGCGACTACACGGTCAAGACGCAGGCCCTGGCAGAGCGTGAGCGGCAAGCATTCGAGGTGGTGACGCAAGAGATTGAGAAATCACGCGCTCACTACATGCAGCAAGCGCAGATGGCGCACATGGCTGTGCGAGAGCTTGCCGGTATGCGATCAGACGAGGAAATGGCTGTTCTTGCGCAAACCGACCCGTCGCTATGGGTGCAGGAGCAACAGCGCGCCGCAGCAGTGCGGACACGACTGCAGCAGATCCAGCAAGGCGTGCAATCAGAGCAGGCACAAGCCCAGCAGATGCAGGCCCAGCAGCGCCAGCAGTTGTTCTCCAAGGCGTGGGATGTGCTGCAAGAAAAGGGCATCGACAAGCCCAAACTGGCAGGGATTTATCAGGAAGCGTCCAAGCGGTACGGCTTTGGAGAACAAGAGTTCGCCAACGTCTACGACCCACGGATCGTCCTGGCCCTGCGCGATGCAGTCGCCTATCGGGCACTGCACGACAAGAAACCGGCAGTACAGCAGAAAGCGCAAGCCGCGCCCAAGTTGCCTGCAACCAAACAACCCGTAGCCCGCTCGGAAACCAAGATCAAACAGCTGGAAACGCGCTTCGCCCGCAAGGGTGGCGCAAAGCTCGATGACCTGGCGGCCTACCTGTCGGCCACTGGCCGATAAAGGAAACAGAAAATGGCACAACCAGCAAATACCTTTGACCGCTATGACGTCAACAGCTCCGTCCGCGAAGACCTGATTGACAAGATTTTCAACACATCGCCAGAAGAAACCCCTGTCACGTCAGGACTTGGCAAGTCCACGGCTTCCAATACGTACCACGAATGGCAGCGTGACGCCCTGGCCGCAGCCAACAAGGACAACGCCCTGATTGATGGCGATGACTTTGCTGGCACAGCAGCAACCGGCACTGAGCGAATCGGCAACTATTGCCAGATTTTCAGCAAGCAGCCTGTTGTGTCGCGTCGTGCTGACATCGTCAACAAGGCGGGTCAAAAAACCGCCATGGCCTATCAAACGGCCAAGATGATGAAGGAAATGAAGCGCGACATGGAAGCTGCAGTGCTGTCCAGTAACGTCGCCCTTGCAGGCAACTCCTCCACGGCATCCAAGCTGGCCGGTCTGGGCGCGCTGATCTACACCAACGTCTCGCACGGCGCTGGTGGATCGACCGTAGCCCACACCTCCGGCGCGGCCACCGTGGCACCGACTCCTGGAACTGCACGCGCTTTCACTGAAACACTGCTCAAGACGGTGATTCAACTGGCGTTTACAAACTCCGGCATGGTTCCACGTCAAGTTGTCATGTCTCCAAACCACAAGACGCTGTTCTCGGCGTTCACTGGTATTGCGGTCAACCGCTACCAGGTGGGCAAAAAGGAGCAGGGCCGCATCATCGGCGGCGCGGACGTGTACATGTCCGACTTCGGCGAACTGGAAATCGTGCCGCACTACATCATGAGCGGCGCGACCCAGGTGTTCGGTGTGAACCCCGAATACGCTTCCATGGCCTTCCTCGACGGCTTCAAGCCCAAGGAAATCGGCGACACTGGCGACAGCAAGAAGAAGCTGATCACCGCTGACGTGACGCTGCGTGTAGACGCAGAAAAAGCGATGTTCAAGATCGCTGACCTGACCGCCTAAACGGTCTCCAGAACTGGGGGGCTTCGGCCCCCCTTGTTGTTTGTGCATCCGTCGCGAGACGCTGCAAGGGGAAGCTATGAATCTGGTCGGAATGTCGCCGCGAGGGTATGCGGAGAACGTCACTGTGGATGAAGGCGTGAGCGCTTTTGGCGTGCGCAAGCAAGTTCACTTTGAGGGCGATTCGGTCATTGTGCAAAAGACCTATGACGCAGCGCCACACCTTGAACACGCCCGCATTGCGCGGGAATCCACAGAAGGCAAGCGCTGGGGCGAGGGCAAGTTGATCGGCCACATCCCTCCAGTGGAATACGCCCGCATCTCTGTGATCCGCGACCCCGCCGAGCGCAAGAAAGCCATCATGACCTTCCTGCGCGAGAACCCCGCGTTCGTGATGTTCGACAGGGCGCTCAAGTGATTACCGATTACGCATCGCTGCAGGCCGAGGTGATCTCAGAATCTCACCGCGCCGACCTTGCATCCAAAATCCCCGCCTTTATCCAGCGGGCCGAACGCGAGATGGCCAGGCAGTTGCCGCTTCGGTCGCTGGAAAAAACGGCTACAGGCACCAGCACAGGCACCATCACACTGCCGACAGACTTTGAAAGCGTGGTGCAGCTCACGCTTAACGCGAATGGGCGCGAATACCCCATGGATTACACCTCGCCCAATGGGGTGAGCGGCTACGTGAGCGGCAACCCGAACCGATACACGCTGCTGGACGGAGTGTTGAAGTTCATTGCGCCAACGGGTGGCGATTACACCCTGCACTACATCAGCAAGATTCCTCCGCTGTCTGACGCCAACACCACAAATTTCATCCTTGCAGAGCACCCAGACGCCTATCTCTACGGCACGCTGGTGCAACTGCACATGTTCACCCGCGACGACGCCGAGGTGGGCAAATACGCGCCACTTTTCAACGTGGTCATGTCCCAGATTGCGAGCCAGGACGCACGCAAGCGCCTGCCATCAGCCGGTGGGATGCAAATTAAGCCACGGAGCTATCGATGACCGTTGAATCAGCAAGCTACATCAGCCAGCTCGACACTACGCTGCCCACTGCCGCAGACTTGATAAGCGAAGGCGACGACCACATCCGCCTGACCAAGACGGTCCTGAAAACGCAGTTCCCGAACTTCGGCACCAACGCAGTCACGGCCTCGGCGGCGGAGTTGAACTACAGCGTCGGCGTCACGTCCCCAATCCAAACGCAGTTGAACGCCAAGGCCAACAGCGCCAGTCCGTCTTTCACCGGCACGGTGGTGCTTCCT